AGAAAGTAACGCCTTGGTACTGAGCAATTGAGCCAGCTACCATACATCCCTTACCACGAGAGATATTGTCAAACTGGAAAATAAAAGGAGTACCAACATAGGTCATTCGGTGAATGGCTCTTTCTAAGAACACCAAGCCAAACTCACCACCACGAATACCTACAATTTGTCCACCATCAGGAATATCCTGATAGTCTGATTGAGTGGTTACATCCTCAGTCCAGTCTGTTTCATTGTTGATAGCAGACCAGCGAACCCTATATTGCTGTTGAGCAGATGATTCGTAAGTATTAGCCACAACCACAAAGTCACGAACTACTGTGATGTACTTAGCAATAGGCGCAGTAGCTGACAAATCAGCAAATGATGTAGAAGTTCCTAGTGTCCAAGCCTGAAGTTTCTCAGCGTTATTGCAAGCAATGACAGTCTTGCCAAACTGAGTAAAACGAACCTTGTCTGCTGTTGCTGTTGTCAAACCTGTCTTGACAGCCGTGATAGCACCAACACCACTTACTGTGTAAATCTTGGTAGAACCAGCAGCAAACAAGGAAGTGTTGCCATCTGGCTGTTTGGCAGCGTAAAGAGTAGTTAGGTCTTCAGAAGCAGCAGATGTTGAGAAGGTTACAGGGGCAGGGAAAGGGCCGTACCCAATAGCCTGAGAAACAACATTCTTTGCATCAGTCAAAGCACCTGAAACGCTAGGTTGGTCAGGCATCCACTCACCAAAAGTTAATTTTGTCGTAGCCATGTGTTACTTCCTTGCGCCTGAATTGTCCAATCGTTGTCATTAGCAGCAACTGGTGTCCATGTGTTGTCATTTGTTTGGACATTTGTCCAAGTATTTGAGTCTCTGCTTACTGGTGTCCATGTGTTGTCATCCACAACAACAGGAGTCCAGTTGTCACCAAGGATAACGCCATTTGCAGTTATTGTTGCGATGCAAACAATTTGTGCAACACCACCATGCGTAACATTAGCATTAGCTGTTACATCTGCTGTAACAATAATACTTGCTATGCCTTCAGCAACCAAACCACCATTAGCCGTTATTGTTGCATCACCAGTAATCGAGCCACTAGCATCTCTTACTCGTATGCCATCAGCAGTTACAGTCGCATCAGCAGTTATTACAGCTACGCCATTTGCAACAATGCCACCAAGAGCAGTTACATCTGCATAACCAGTAATAGACGCATCACCAAACTGAACTCTAGTTCCATTTGCTACTACATTAGCACTTGCTGTGATACTTGCACTAGCGTACTGAACACGAATAGCATCGCAAGTAACAATTGCTACTGCGTCTATGCCTACTGAAGCGTTCTGTACACGAGTGCCTTCACAGGCGACACTTGCAGAACAATCAATGCTTGCACTCGCATATTGAATACGAGTCGCATCTGCCGTTACTGTCGCTGTTCCATTTACTGCCGCAACACCATACTGAACCCTCGTTGCATCGGCTGTAACGCTTGCAGAAGCAGTCACAGACGCATAAGCATCCCACAGGGTTACTGATGTTTCGTAAAGTGGACTATCGAGTGTGAGTGTTAAGTCATCAATGCTTGACTTTAATTGGTCAAGCGAATCAATCGTCCACGGAGGCAGTAAATCAGCCATCTCACGCCAGAGTAACGCTCAATGAACCAGCAGCAATGCGAAACACATCGCCTGTAGCAATTGTCTTAGAAGCGTCTAGTGGTGAGTGATACAGCAAGTTACCTGCTGTAGAAGCATCACGAATACCAATGTAGGCAACAGTACCCCATGAGCCACCAGCTTGAGGAAACTCAATAGCAGCAGAGTTGGTAGTTGCACCATTGCTAGGCGCACCAAAAGTAATTGACTGACGAGCATAGCTAGTACCAGATACTTCTGTACCTGTGTCAGCGTCTGTTGGGTCAGATGTGTACAAAGCCAAATACACAGTTGTTGGTGCTGTGTAAGATGTTGCTCGTAATGTGCCGTTAATCAGGGCTGTCTCAAGGTAATTGCTCATTTCTGCCATAATTTACTCCAAATTGTTTCGTTTACTTCTGTTATCAAATTGAGATAGTATTTGCAAATTCCAAGGGACATGGAGTCCACAAACAATCTCGCCACGGAGTGGAACAATATGGTCTACCTCGTGCTCCACGCCAGTTTCAATTGAAATTTTATTCGCTTTTAAATAAATTAGTTCAATTTCTTTTTTCATCTCATCATCTAACCAAGATGGACAAGCATTTATTTTTGCAGCGCGATACTTTGCGCTATTAGCAAAAGATTTTGCTTTATTGTTTTCGTACCATCTTTTTCTTTTAGCTGAATACTTTTCTTTATTGTTTCTTTGCCACTCAATAGTTCTTTGAGATATTTTTTCTTTGTTTTCAGGATAGTAAGTTTTATAAAACTGCTTAGCGTTTTCTCTGACTCTATCTTGATTCTTTAAATCCCATTCTTTCTTTTTAATTTTTTTACAATCTTTGCACCAAGAACAAAACCTAGTTTTTAACCAAGCAAAGTTATTCTCAGTAGGTTTTACTACTTTACAACAAGCGCATTGTTTTTCAACTATACGCTCCATAGTTTCACCTTGGAGTTAATTTCATTGCTAAAGGAACACCAGAGTATTGACCTTCTTCGTCAGACTTGGTGAGAGAGGAAATCGCTCTGTCATACATAGTTCCCCATGTATTGATTCGCACATCGTTCATAAGATAAGGCTCTGCTTCAATCAAAGAAGCGTAGAGCAAAGCATCTGGTGCTGTTGTCAAAAACACATTAGATGTATTACTGCTAGACAAGTATGCTGGCGCAGCAAAGTACAAAAGTTTTACTGTGTACACGCCATCTGGTGCAGGAGATACTTGGAAGTCGTTAGCAAGAATAGTGTAAGACAAAGGAACACCAACTTCTGATGCTCTTAGGTCATTAGACAATGCTGAAGGACTTGAGTAGCTAAGTGGTTGAATAGGATTTGTCATCACAACAAAATCACGCACTTGCAAAAAGTCAGAAGGCAACTCAACAGTATTGTCACCAGATACTGTAGCTGTTGTTACGGATTTCAACATCTGGCGAATACGCAACTCTCTGCGGAGTCGGTTTTCAGCAAATGTAATAAAGTCGGGAATCTGAGAAGTCAAGTCAGACCTAGCCAAGTAGTTGGCTATTGAAGTCTGCAAGTCAGAATAAGTTGAGAGGCTCATACCACTCCAGTTCTAGTGCGCCATGCACGATTCATTGGGTCATTCAGGAAAGCAGCAAAACGCTTGTCATCCAGAACAGCATAACCACGCATGATGCCTTGTTTGTTGAGGTCATCAATCACAGTCAAAGGAATAGACGCAACCTTATTGCCGAACAAATTATCAGACCATCTTGCTCGTTCATCAAAGGAGTTATATTCCTTTTTATTCTGCTCAATAATGGCAGACACATCTTGACGAGTTTGGATAACAATTCCACCCTCACCATCAGCATGAACAGCAGTTTCTCGAATGTTTGTCATAGCGCAATTCTATCAGTTTGGCTAGAAAAGAAAATGCCCCAGAGGGTTAGTCTGAGGCATTTTTTAGGTCACCTTAAATTAAGGTGTCAAGTCAGCAATGATGCCGTGTGCAGCTTGGTTTTTAACTTCCAAGGTGTACTCAGCCAACAACTGTGTAGACTCATTGTCACCAGTCACAGCCAACTCGTTGGTCTGGAAGGGACGCAGGTAAGCTACAGCAGCCATGTCAGGGTCAACGATAAACGCTGTCTCATCGCATGAGTTGGTAGAAGTCATGAAGCGGTTAGGAACAACAGAAATTGTACCGAAATCGCTCATGTACACATCAGCAGCAGCAACGATAGTTGTGGGGCTGTTAGATGGGGCCATGAAACGCTGAGCAGCGATACCAGCAAAAGCTGACACCAATTGCTTGTGTGCAGGGTTGACCATCAACACTTTGGGATTGCCACCAGAAGCGTAAACTTCTTTAACAACAGTCTTCAAAATGTCTTCTGTGAAGGTGCGGTTTGTGCCGTTGGTACGAGCAGTAGTACCCAAGTCACCAGCAACACCAGAAGTACCACCATCATAGTTGCTGTTCAACCATGCTTGCAGACCGCCCAATTTACGAGCAGTAGTAGAGTCACCATTGGAGGCAACTTGGTTGCTCAACAAAGATGTTTCCATGTCACGCTTGATTTCAGCAGAGGCTTTAGCCAACTGATAAGCCTTTTCAGACTTACGACCAGCTTTGTCAACTGACTGCAAAGTGCCAGAAATCTTGATAGTTTTCTGTGCAATCTGAGTGCGGTTACCAACACGAGTTGTTGGAGACATAGTAGCGTCAGATGCTGTTGCACCCTCAACTGCGTAGTTAGACAAAGAAGCAGCAGCCAAGCTGTCAGTCTGCCACTCGTGATAAACAGCAGTAGCCTTTGTCTTGCCAATGGAAGACATGAAAGGTGTGTCTGTGGGGCTGATGTTATAGATTACATCCGAAAGGTCTTCACGCTGACCAATAGCGGTATAGGTTTGATATGTAGCCATTTTAAAACTCCAAATTTAAAAGAATCGTTCAAATGCTTTGGCAGCGTCTGTGACTTTACCAGTCTCACGCAACCTTTGCATTACCTGTTTGTCTTGTGAGTTCCTTGCAGGAGGCGCAGAAGTCCCAGAACGCATCATCTTAGGTGCAGCTTGAAGTTTCTTGGTTACTTCAGGCTTACTCTTTTGAAGTTGCTCATACTTCATTGCTTTATACAAAGAAACCACAGCACGAGAGTCATACACGGAACTGAGTTCTTGGTCAGTCCAACCTACAGACTTCGCATAGTCACGGATTTGTTTCCGAACCGCATCACCCTGTGGCGTAGCCAACTCAGGAATCAGACTAACTAGCTTCTCAGATTCTTGACGGAGATGGTTTTGCAAGGAGGCTTGTTGCTCTGCTTGTTGCTGTTGGGCAAGGCGTTGCTGTTCGGCTCTCACTACTGCTAACTGCTTCTCACGCTGACTCTGTTCAGCTACCGCTACCGCATAACCGATAGGGTCTGTTTCCTTTAGAACATCTAAGTCCACACCCCGATTTTGCTGCATAAGGAAGCTATCCAATGCTTGCAACTTCTGGGCGTATGCCTGTCGCTCTTGTTTTACCTGCTCAAGATGATTACGCTCGGCTTCAATAGCCTTACGCTGTTCAGCAAGAGCCTGAGACTTTTTAGTGTAATCCGTACCTTGTTGATAACCCTTGATAAGTTCATCGAGTTCTACCTCAACTTCCTCACCAGCAGCCTTGACTTTATATCGAGGCTTGGGCTGTTCAATTTCCTCAGATTCCTCTGAATACTCTTGCTCACCTTCATCAGATGCTTGCAGTTCTTCTGTTTGTTCCTCAGATTGGCCTTGTTCGGCTTCGTCAGAATCACCCATCAGTCCCTCAAACGCTGAAGCGGCTTGGTTTACATTTAGGCTTTCACTCCCTTGTGGGTTGGTGTTTTCCATGTGTCATCTCAAAAATCACCAGAAACCTTCTGGACGGAGGGTAAGGTTTCCCTTACAGAATTTTCCACTTTTTCTCTTTGATTAAGGTTTCCGAGGCTAAGCCTTCTAGGTGTCCTACAATCAATTCCAATGTCTTTATGTGGTGATAAGCGTCTTCTCGCCTACCCAATTCATCCACATTTGTGTTAATTATTACACTAATCTGTTCATTTTTCAAATTATTTAATACTTCTTTGAAAAAGTCATCGTTTAGTAAGTTCTTAGCCCATTGAGCCACAACTGCTTTATCTGTCATATTAGACTTGTTCCTGCTGTTTCTCGTTGAATTATCTTGGAAGCATTGCCACCAACAGGAGTAAATAGATTCCAGTAACTTGCACCACTAGCCGTACCAAGGTCTGTGATTGGATTGTAAGTAGAGCCACTAGACCTGTTAGCCAAAGTAGCCACAGCTTCTGTATCGCCTAGTTCAGCCAACACTCGCAGGTCATTTTCAGCCAAATTGTCATAAGCAGCACCAGCCGCTTTACGGCTTGCATCAGCAGTTCTTGCAATGTTGGCAGCACCTAACAAACCATATTCATCAACAGTACCCTCTGGTGTGTTAACTAAACCATTAACAATATCACCAAAGCTGTAGCCTGTAAGAGCATTAGAAATTGTATTCAATGCAGATAGTTGTGGGCTAGTCAAAGACAGCATACTGTTAGCCAACAATGATGTGTTGTCAGTCAGTCCACCTACTACGCTTCCAACAGTACCAGCGTTTCCACTTAAACCAATTACTACGTTGCCAAGGGTGTTAAATACATCCTCTGCGCTGTTAGCGTTAAGCAGTTGACCACCAATGTTTGTCAATGCGCCAGCTTTTGCTAAGTCTGAGTTACCTGCCAATACGCCTAGACCACTCATCACAGCACCAGTTGTAGCTACATTGCTACCACCACCTGCAACTCCTGACAAACCACCTGTTCCAGTATTGGAGAAGTCGTTGTTATAAACAAGAGTGCCAGATAAATCTCTACCGCCACCCAAACCTGTGTTGGCTGTTTCTGTTCCCAGATTGATAACGCCAGAATCTACGCTTGCTGCTGCATCTGGGTTCTTGATTGAACCACCAAGGTTAACTGATGTAGGCAAACCCTTGGGTTGCAACAAAGCACCATAAGCAATTCTTGGTTGGTCAGGAACTAATGCACCAATTGAGTCTAGCAATGAACGAGTAGGTGCAAACTGCGTCTGTGGACGATACTGGCTCTGTATGCCAGAAACAATGTCTTGATAGCTAACATCTTGTGGATTGCTACCACCCACCATGCTACGCAGTTGTTCGTAATTCATTCTATTCTCACTTAGAAATCATGCCCAACACATTAGCCAACGATGGCACATTAGCTTGCGCTGTCTGAACTGGCGCATTGCCTTGTGGCATACCTTGAATCATCTCAACAATGCTTTGTGTAGATGGACGATTAGCAACCATCTCACCTGCCAAACGCTTAGATTCTGCAAATGCAGGGAACAACTCACGCAACTGACCTGCTGTCACATTGTTTTGGTTGACATTACCAACAACAAATGGATTTACAGGAGTAGTTTGTTTGGCAATCAGATTGGTTACATCTGTCACTCGTGCAGGAACATTAGTCGCTGTATTAGCTACATCGTAACGAGCCTGAACACCACCCAATGCAACACCAGTAGCACGAGCCACATCAGCAGGTGAAATACCATACTTGTCCATCTCTGCTCTTAGTTGCATATCGTTCATGCCACGATTTGCATTAACAAAATCAAAGATGTTTTTGTCGATTTGCGCCTGAGTCATGCCATTGGCAAGACCCCAAGCTAGACCAGCAGATTGAGTTTGGTCACCAGTAGGTACATACCCACCAGTACCAGAAGTGGCAGCAACATCGTAGCGAGCTTGTACGCCTCCCAAAGGCACACCAGTAGCAGCAGCAACATCCTCTGGACTAATTCCATATTTGTCCATTTCTGCTTTAAGTTGTACATCGTTTAAGCCACGATTGGCATTTACATAATCAAAAATGTTTTGATAGTATTGGTCTGGTGTCATGCCGTTGTTAACAGCATATGTAAGTCCTGTAGAAGCCATGATTAACCCTTAATCTCTACGTTAGATGTAATGCCAGCACCAATTTTCATTGCTTTCAATTGGGCTTCAGCTTCAAACTCTTGTTGCTTCATAGCAAAGTAAGCCTGTTGTTTCTCACGCTCAAGCATTAACTTAGCAGCCTCTTTCTCACGCATCAATTGCATTTCAAGACCAGCCTTCTCTTGAGCCATTTGCATATCAATCTGTTGTTGCTGTTGCTTCAACTGAATGTCAGCTTGTGCTTTGGCTTGGTTGGCTTGTATCTCAGCCTGTGTCCTCGCCATGATTGCCTGTACTTCTGGAGGCATCTGTTGCTGTTGTGGAGGAGGATTAGAGAGCATCTGGTCTTGCTCTGGTGTGATTGGCTTATAGAACTCAGAAGAATCCTTAAAGCCAGCAATCTCAACCATACGTCCCAAGGTAGAACGATACTGAGCAGGGGAAACGTAAGGGTTAGCAGGGCCGTACTGAGCAATCAACTGCTCTTGTTTAGCCAAAACCATCGACAGCATAGCCATTTGCTCTTGTCTGTTACCAGCACCCAAACCAACATTGATAGACACATCATATTGGTTAGCCCATGTGCGAGGGTCAAACTCTACGAATTCACCACGCATACGCACCATACGAGCCTTGTCTTGGTACTTGCACAGCAAATGCAAGATGCCTTGGAACAAAGACTTAACGCCTGTCTCAGCAAAGATTCGAGCCATCAGTTCAATCTTACCTGCGCCAGCTTGTTGCATTGAGGCAATCGCTGCTGCTGTAACATTCTGCAAGATAGATGGGTCTAAGCCCTGAGAAGCATCAGATACGCCTGTACGCTTAGACTGGACAGTATCCAAGTACTGAAGCATTGGGAACGCTTGATTAGCCACATTCTGCACAACCAACTGTTGTACAGCACCTTGTGACTTAGCACGAATAACACCACCTGCTGTAGATGTAAGCAAATCATCAAGGTTTACTTGACCTTCAACAGCAACCACACGAGCATTGTTTGTCAGATATAAATTATCCAACATCTGACGAGTGATAGTGGTCTTAATCAGTTGCAAGTCAGTTGTTCTGTCAGCAAGTGAGTTGCCAAAGAACTTGTGTGGAATTGGGATAGGGCAGATTGAGTGGAAAGGAACATAGTCCACTTCCTCAACCATTTCCTTACCATCTGTGTCTTGCAAAATCTCGTTTGAAGCGTAGAAAACCTGAGTCAGAGTGGCGATACCTTTGCCATTCATATCAGTTTTGACATAGCACTCAAACACTTCAATCTCTTGCATTGAAGGGTCATCAGTCTGGACTTGGTAAGGTTGCTCACCTGCTGAGTAACGAGCAACACGCTCTGGTGTGTAAGCCAAAGCATCGTCCATCTGCAAGCCTTCAACTTGCTTCTTGTTAAAGCCCATAGCAATCAAGTCACTACGAGTCAACATCTGACGATGTGCAACGAATGGGCTATCAGCAATAGTACGAGCCTTCTTGCTAATCAAGAACTCCTCTGGAGGAACATTCTCAATTGTTACCTTGCCTGACTTCTTACGCTTTTGGACTACGACATTGTGCGTAGAACCCATCACAGGCATACCCATAGGGTCTACTACTGGCTGTCCCATTGGGTCAAAGATTGGGAAGTCTGTCGTATCTTGCTCGACAATCTCCATGCTCTCATCAGACATGAGCATTGCTAACTCATCATCAGACAAGTCAAAGTAACGCTCTTTTGTCAGGTCTTCTTTGTCTTCCCAATAAGCCTTAACAATGCCGTTCTTCTGCATCAAGGCATCTTTAAACCAATCATGCAAAATAGCTACACCTGCATTGTCTCGCTGGAAAACCCAATTGCAGTAATCTGTAGCTTGTTTGGCAGACGCTTCGTCTTGTGGGCCTTGTGGCTCAAAGACTACGATATTCTCTGAGCCTGTAAAGATACGAACTAAACTAGGAAGTGCGCCATCAATGGCTTCTGCTACTTCTCCAGTAACAATCTGAGATTTACCTTCAACCTCATTGCCATATGGCTGTCTGAGATACGCCTCCAGAGCCTGTTTGCGCTGGTCAACAGTCTCAGTTTCAATGTAGCCAATAGCATCGTCAATCTCTGCTTGGAGGATTGATTTCAGTTCGTTCTGTACCATTTTTGTCCTTTGGAGGGCGACCCATTCGGGGTTTGTCCAATTTTAACTCTTTTATCATATTTTCCAACAGTTCGACACGCTTTTCAAGTTCTTTTACTTTTGGGGCTAAATTTACCCCTTGTGGCATTAAATACATCAGACAATCCATTTCGGTGTTTGGTTAATCGGCTTAGACCATGTACTGTGACCTTCATCAAGTCCAAGGGCTAAGTATCTAAATGAGTCAGAACCATGTGAAGACCAGTCATGTAGTGGTCTTTCATAGAAAATCTTACGCTTTTCATCGTAGTCTCTGCGGTAGTTTCTCAGGCAGTTCAGACCTGTTTGCACCTTTGGTATATTGAACCAACACCTTGGAAGCAACCTACGAACAGCTTGAATACCATCATCTAAGCCCATACGAGGCGCAATCTTTATCTCTAACCCTGCTTCCTCAAGCATCTCTAGTCTGCTCTTTCCTGACCCTAACTCTCTTACCCTAACGTCATGGGGCAAGATATGCTCTGCTTTGATGTAGTCGTTATCTCTAATCCACTTAACGTAGTGGTCTAGTCCTACGCCATGATTCTCGTAATAGTCGATTAGGCGCACCTCAGAGCCTACCAACTGAGCCACCCAGATAGAAGTAGAGTCACCCATTCCCAAGTCCCAAGCAGTAAATGTACGGCTTAGTTCCTCTCTGGGAATCTCTTGCATATGCTTCTTGTCTTCCAGTTCGTTCAGAATTTGCCCATAGTACGAACCTTCCACAGCAGCGTCAAAACTACACTCAAACTCTTGTCGGTACTTATCCTCACCCATCTCATTACGAGCAGCCTTAAGTTCTGTATCGTCAACCACCCCCGTCTCAGAGGCTTTGAACTCTAGCAAACCCCATCCATCCTCAGTTTCTGCCCTGTCTCGCAGTTCTTTGAAGTGGTTATGACCTTTGGGTGTACCAATGAACATACACCAGCCTTTTCTGTCAGCTAGTGCAGGTCTAATAATGTCTGTCCAAATCTTAGGATTCTGGTCACCAATCTCGTCTAGGATTACCCCATCAAAGTATTGACCACGCAAGGCTTCTGGATTGTCTGAGCCATAAAGCTGGATACGCCTACCCCAGAAGTCAACTCGCAACTCAGAGATATTGCTAGAGCCTCCTAGTGGGTCAGCATATTTAACGAGATAGTCCCAAGCCACTCGTTTAGCTTGTCCATAGGTAGGTGCAATGTATGCGTATCTAGGTGCTTCCTTCTGATTGAGGATAGCGTCCTTGATTAGATGGTTAATCGCAGAGACAGTTTTGCCCATGCGCCTATGAGCAACAACAACACCAAAACGCTTACTGTCCATTAGTTCATGGATAGCAAGCTGTTGTTTTCTGGGTGCGTAAGGTATTTCGATTACTTGGCCCATTGGACGCTTATCTGAATGTCTTTACCTTCTTCTCCAGTTACTTGGAGTGGCAAGACTTTGCCGATTAGTCCCATGAACGCCTGTGGGTGGCTCTCTGCCTTATCTATGAGATAGGTTACGCCACCTGCGCCTTCTAAAGCCTCCAGAATCATCTCTCTAAGGATTGCATTGCCCTTATCAAGACTTCCTTTAGGTCTTCCTGCGCCTTCTCTCGCTCCACCACGAGATGAAATGTTTGATTGTTTTTCAATCATGTTTGACTCCTCTAGGGTTGGTCAAGGTTAAGTTAGTAATTACTGACCTAATAGTGTAGGTACAAGTTCGTAAAGTTTCTTACGCTGTTCTTCGTCTGATAGTAGGCCTAATGGTAACACACCAGCTAATAAATCTGGCTCATTCCTACGCATTGGGTCAAAGGCTGCAAATCTTGAACGCAATTGTTCTGGCTCTAAAGCTATATAGTGCATAGCACCATCAGATTTTGGAGATATTGACTCATCAATCATCAATCCATCTTTATTCATTAAAGACGCAAGATTTCTATAAAAAGGAGTTGCTTGATTTGCTTTCATCAATTCAAACTGCTCAAATCCTGTGTTTGCATTTTTGAATTGGTCTACAAGTTTGTCAACATTTCCAGAATAACCAGACTCATTCAAAGCATAACGAATCATTGAATCTGGTGTTTGAATTTTTTGCATCCCAACAATCAAAGGATTTTTAATATTTGCAGAAATTGGTAAAACAGCACCACCACCACTTGTAATATCAGCTTTAGCTTGTGGGTAACTTATCCCTAATCTTTCTGACATTAACTCAGCTTTACCAACTAAATCTGTATTTATTCCAACATCAGTTGACGCATATTTACTAGCATCTGTAGGACTAGATGTTAAATTTATTCCTTTTCCAAAATAATTTGACCCAAAAAAATCTGATGGAATGACGCTTTTGTCTATATCACCAGTTATTCCACGATAAGCCTGAACATCAAACCCCATTGCCTTTGCTCTCATCTCTGGAGTATTGTCTTTAGGCAGTCCTAGACCACCTTCTTCAACAGGCAATGCAGCGTTTCTTTGGGCTGTATCTAGTGCTTCTTGTCTTGGTGCTGACTTTTGTGGATGGTAACCAAACTCATGGATTGAATCTGCATTTGTCCACAGTTCTTTGGCTTTTACCTTCTGACTGATAATTTTGTAATCATCACCAAGAACAGACTCACCATGAACTTTTGCGTAATCTTTACTTAAAGTTACCCAATCGCCTTCGTTAATCTTTGTGATTTTTTCGTCTTTTGGAACAGCACGATACATTGTCACTTCTGCATTAGGATTCCCACGAATCTTCTTTGCCAAGTCAAATGCTTCTTTATCTGCTTTTGGATAACCAGTTCCATAGAATTGAGCAGCTTTTGCTGAATAAACATCAGCAGGGTACATCTGACCACCACCAGTCAAATCATGCAATGGCGCGCCAAAATCAGGACTTGGTGCTTTATGGCTACCACGATAAGACAATAAGTCTTCACCTACATTCTTAATACTTGCACCTACTGGCAAACCCTTAGTAGCCTTACCTAGCAATCCTGCAACTGGTGCTACTGCCATAGCAGCCTCAACAGCTTCAGCACGAGGCTTAGTAGTCATGCCACTACCAGTAGTCAATGGCTCACCATAAGCCATTCTTTCCATCGTCTGTTGGACAGCAGGAACTCCCAAGAGATTCATCAACATCTCTACAGGGGGATTCTCATAACCAAATGGCTTTGCGCCAAATTGTTGGACTTTCTTTAGGCGGTCAGCAAGTAAACCCATAATTGGGTTTGACATTGGGGTAGCCCTTAGTTCAGCCATTTTTGTTCACCTGTTGTTTTCTTACCACTTAATTTTATTGGCCCACCAAGCTGCACTCATCTTACCTTTGGCAATATTCTCTGCATGACGAGCCTTAAATGCTTCGTTACGCTTAGAGCCATCAGGTGAGCCTTTTACGCCCTGTTGACCAAAACGGATTAATTTCACATCCTCCCCACTCTTTGCCAAAACAGCATGAGATTTAGTTGGGTGATTAGGAGTCTTCTTAGGCTTGTTGTAGCCAGAAAACTGCTCTGTGCCTCGTTTAATCACTTTTTAGGCTTCTTTGCTTTGTTCTTTGCAGTACGCTCACCACGCACAGGCATAGGTTTAGGCTTCTTCATCAGCTTCTGCATCATCTCCAG